GACGGTGCGTTTAGGGGAAGCCCGGCGGACGGTGCGTTTAGGTGAAGCCCGGCGGACGGTACGTTTAGGTGAAGCCCGGCGGACGGTACGTTTAGGTGAAACCTGGTGGGAACGAACAAATTTGGCATCAACATATGCGCGCCCAGTTTTAGTTTTGTAGTAAAGACCTCCGTTTTTACCTTTATGTAATTTTCTTTCCTTACCACGGACTACAACTGTTCCAGCCGATTTATGAGCTGGTGATTTTGTTACTTTACGAGCAGGGGACCGTTTAACTGGGCGTTTTTTCGCTCCAAAAAACATTGCTAAGCTATCAACCATTTTATTATAATATATACAAAAGAAAAAAAAATTAATTTATTAATTTAATTAATTTTTAAAATTTATTAATTAATTTATTTGAATTTTTAATTTTTAATCTTTCTAAAAAATTTTTTAATTCTACTTTATCAACTGATTTATTTATTAATTGTTTAGGTGGTCCATAATTAAAATTAATGAAAATTAAACGAACTTCTTTTAATTGTTCATCTGTATAATCTTCTAAAAATGTATATTTATTTAATTTTATTATTTCTTCTATAGAATTATATTTTTTAAATAAGGTATAAACTGTATTTATAGCAAGATTTGGCACATATGATAAATAATCACACCCTGATAATATACAAAAATCTATAAATTTATTAAATGGATATTTTAATTTTTCTAAAAATTGTTTTATATCTGTTTCTATAATATCATTTTTAATAGAACTTTTTAAAATATTATATCCGCCAAATGTGAATACATCTGTATCATCTGTTACAATATAGTCAATAATATTTAATTTTTGTAAATATACACAATATTTTTCTGCTTCATCTGGTGCATTATAATAATTTATACCTAATATATTTAAAAGTTCTTTAATTTCTTCTACGTGTTTTTTTGTTACATTAATTATTTGTTTAGATAAATTATTAATTTCTTTATCTATTTCATTTTGTTCAATTTCTGTTTTAGCTTCTAAATGTTGTAATATTTCAATCTTTTCATAAATTTTTTTTTTTATATTTTGTCTTTTTTTTAATGTTATCTTTTTTTGCTCAGGGGGAACACCATCAAATATAAAAACAGGTACTATATTATTATTTAAATAATATTTAATTCTGTTTAAAAACCCTATTATATGCGAATTATTACAACTCTCATCTATATTTGATATGTGTATATATTTATATAGTAAAATACTCGCGTCAATTCCAAATGTTTTATGTTCATATTTACTAATTTTATTAACTGTTATACATTCTGGGCATGTTTTTTTAATAAATGTATTAAGACCTCTAATTCCCATTTATAGTATAAGTATATAAAACTCTTTAAATATTTTATTTTTTGTAAATTTAACTTATCTCATCAATAATAATACAATTATTTTGATTTATTTGTTCTTTATTAATTTTTTTCCGTTTTTCTTTTTGTTCTTCGCGTTTAATATCTCTAATTTTCTTTTTAATATATTCTTCATGCATTTCAATTCCAATATTGCGATATTTTTCTACTTCTTTCCAAAAGTTTGTTAATATAGGTATATTTTCATTTAACCATTTTTTATCTTTTGAAATTCTAACAATATTTAATTTATTTGTTTTTGGACAAAACTCAATAAAATCTGCTATATTTAAATCACAAATAAATAAATTTAATTGAACCTGTGGATAATAATATACTGGTATATAACCATCTTTAATGGGACGCCGATAAGGACATTTTACTTCTAATAAAATAGGCTCAGATTCTATATCTATTAAAGATTCTGCTATTCCATCTGGACTACCAGCTAAAAAATCATATTTATTATTATAATTACTACAATCTTTATGTACATCTGTATAACAAATACAACCAAAATTATGATTTACTTTACCTGTAATTCTACAATATAATTCAATTGCTGTATCTTCATATTTTTGACCATGTAATGTTGCTACATTACTTACAAATGGTTTTGGGTCATAACCGCATTTTTTAAAAAGAAGTTCATGAGGTTTAGAATAAGGATTTGTTCCAAGAACAGTTGCCGCATCACTGGATGTTAACTTTGTATACCTTTGAGCAAACCATTCGGGACTTCTTTGTTCATGTTGAGGTATTTGCAGTAATTTTTTAATTTTTGAATGTACCATTATTAAATAAATGTGTATATTCTTTAAATTCTTTTTTTAATATTATGAATTATAAATGTTTATTCATAATTATATAAAAAAAAAATATATAAATTATAAATTAATAAAATTTAAAAAATTAAGAATTAAACTTAAACAAATTAATGATATTAACTGTGTTATTAAGATAATGAAAGAAATTAATAGATATTTTTCTCATAATTTTTTAACGACAGCAGATAATTTATTAAGTACAATTTACATTTGTTATTTAATCGAACCTCCGAATGATGTTGAACTTCAAAAAATATCTGAATTACAACAAATTTACAATAATAAATTAAATATTGAAGAATATGCAATAAATACTTTATGGTTTTGTATTATACACTATATTGATAATTTACCTAAAATTAAAAAACAAAATACTTGGCCATAATTTTTATAAAATTATTCGCTTTTTGTTTCTTTAATTTTTTTAACTTTTTTAACTGCTATACCCGGTTTTTTTTTGGTTTTATTTATATCTAATTGTTCATCTTCATTTGAATGTTTTTCATTATAATTTTTTTTATGATAATTCCATAGTTCTTTTGAACCAATTTTAAATTTCCGGTTTGGTTTTGCGCGATACCAAAATACACAATCTGTAATTTTATTACTTCTTGAAGTATTATCAAGTACCATACAATCATAACCTTCAGTGCATGAATTCATTACTTCTCTAAATGTATCAACATGTGGAAATATACCGAAAAAATTTTTGTATAATTTATCTTGATTTTGAATAATATTCTCTCTTAAAATAAATACAAAATCTATATTAGTTCTTAAATCAGGTGGTAAATCCATACAATATTGCATTGTTAACATAAATGTTACTCTCCAATGTCTTCCATTCATAAATATACCTCGAATATTTGGGTCTCTTATCATTTTTTTATCATACATACAATCATCTAATAAAACAAAGGCGTCATTATTTATATTTTTTTTTCCTGGTTCTTTTGATATAGCTTTTTTTTGACGAGTTATAATTTGTTGAATTACTTCAGATTTATATTCACTATGAATAAAAATATCTGGAATATAAGAAGAATAAAACGCATTCCCGTCTTCTGTAGCTGAAATAGCAACACCCATTGGTATTTTTCTACAATGATATAATATATCTGCAACTAATGTACTTTTTCCTGTTCCTCTTTTTCCAATAAAAACACATGTTGCAGGTCCCGCCCCATTTACTCTACGTTCTTCTATGAGTTTAGGATTAAATTTTGTTATTTGAAGACTCATGGTATAACTTATTATTAAAATTATTTATTATTTTAATATGAATTAACGAAAAACATTTATATTTATTTAAATACTTTCATTTGGTAATTTATCCCAATAATTATCTGTTAATATAGTTTCTTCTTTATTGGCTTTTATAAATGAAACTAATAGACTAATTACAATTCCAACAAATACAGATATTATTAAATATTCTAAACTAAATTTACTTTTATTTTCTTTTGAATCATCTGTTTTAATATTTAAATATGTTGATAATATATAATATATAATAAATGTACTTATTAACATAATACAAATATTTAGTGTATTAAATTCGTAAAATTCAAACATTTATTATTTATTATATTTTATTTATTTTAAAATTTATAACCTATAAATTAATATTTTACATAGCAGTTAATGGATTTGAAGATTTAAGAGTCATACAACCGAATTTAAATAAAAATAATAAACCAAGTAAAGAAATAATAACTATTAAAATAATATTTTTATTAGTACTAATACAATCAACACAATCGAATTTATTACTTAAACATTCTGTTACTTCTTTAGTGTTTTCATTTGCTAAACAGATTCTTATATTATTAATATAATCGGTATCATCCGGGAGCTCACCTAATTTATTTACATTTATAAATACTCCATTATCGCAAGAATACTTATTATCTACCATTAATCCAGCAAAACATAATCCAATTAAGATAACTAAAAATATTAATGTTACAACTTGAGATATATTTATAATTTTACAAAACTCATTAAATTTTCCAAATTTCATTTATATATATTCTTTTTTTATTTTTTTATTTTTATTTTTTTTTAATTAATTATTTTATTACTAAAACTTTGAATTGTTCTTTTTAATCCTTCTTCAAAATTTATTTTAGGTGTCCAACCAAGATCTTTAAGTTTATTACTATTAATTAAATATCTAAAATCATTAAAATTTCTATCACGTGTATATTCAATATATTTATTATAATCTTCTGTATTTTTTACTTTTTTAATTAATAATTTAGATAAATCTATTATTTTATAACATTCATCCGTAGCTATATTATATATTTCATTTATTTTACCTTTTTCAAATATTTTAATTATTGCATCAATAACATTATCTACATATATAAAATGTCTTTCAGTTTTTCCTTCTCCGTGAACATAACACTTATCATCATTTAATAAATTATTAATAAAAGCTGGAATTACTTTTTCTGGATATTGTCGAGGTCCAAATACATTATTACATCTAATTATTACAATTGGTAAATTAAATGAATAATAATAAGAACTTGCTAATAGTTCTGCGCTTGCTTTAGTTGCAGAATAAGGATTAGTTGGTTTTAATAAACTATTTTCAGTACATTCATCATTTCCTGCTTTGACTTCACCATATACTTCATCTGTTGACATATGAATAAATTTTACTATTTGTTTTTTAGATTCCGTTTTATTTTCATTATATTCTTTAACGCATTCTAATAAATTATGTGTTCCAATAATGTTATCACATGTAAAAGTTATAGAATTATAAAATGAATTATCTACATGTGTTTGCGCAGCTAAATGAAAAATAATTTCTATATTATATTCATTTAATATAAATGTAACTAATTCTTTATTTGTTATATTACCATGAATAAATTTATAACAATTATCTATATTTTTTGTATTATCATAAGAACAATAATCTAATTTATCTAAATTGATAACATAATAATTATTTTTAACTAAATAATCAACTAAATGAGAAGCAATAAAACCTGAACCACCCGTTACCAGCACTTTTTTTTTAAGATCCATATGTTTAAATTAGTAAAATAAAATATAATTAATATTTATAACGTATGAATATAATATATTTTATTTTATTCGGTTTAGCTAAATATACAAATTCGTTTGTGACAAATGCAAATATTGTAATACGGACGGAATTAGATATATTTAATAAAATAATAGATAATAATAATTTATTATGTCATTCACAGAGTTCGAGAATTAAAACGTTTGAAAGTTCATTACAAAAATTAAATAAAATTAACTCGCATAATGTATATGATTTATATGATTTAATTGCTTTTCGTTATGTATTTTATAATAAAGATGATTTATTAAAATTTTATCATCATTTTAAACAAGAAAAAGAAGTATGGTATATAAAAAATTATATTTCTACTCCTAAAATTAATGGTTACTCAGCTATGCATATGAGATATAAAAATACATATGAAGAATGTCCAATAAAACAATTAGAATGTCAATTATATGTAATTAAAGATTATTATGAATCAGTATATGGAAATTCAAAATATCATAAAAATTACACATTGTACTTTTAATAATTGTATTTTTAATAATTTGTTATTTGCTTTATTTTTAACGGTTTAGTTATATTTTTAGTATTAAAATCATTTGGGACGTAAC